CTCCATTTGTACCGTCAAAGTATGATACATATAATTCACCACTATCTGGGAACCCAATAGTAGAATCTACTGTAATTGTTGTTGCACCACTTAAATATGTTCCTATTACTCTTGTCTTAGCATGAACACTAAATGCACCATAAACTGCACCATCCACTATAAGGTCTCTAGAATATCCAGAGTCTATACTTAACTTATAATATTCCTCTCCAGTTTTAGTAATTATTTTTTCAACATTTGTTACCGGAGCATATGCCTTAGCAAGAGTTGGATACGAATCTTGATTTAAAGTAGAATCTAATAAATCCAAAGGATTTCCTTCCAATGCCTCAACTACAAAATCATTTGTAACACGATACTGGGCATCCGAAGGTTTAAGTAAATAATCTTTTGGCTTTATGACACTTACACTTTCTCCATAAAGAGCACCAAATAAGATTTTAAAAGATCTATCAGTTCCTTTTGTTGAATAAAAATCCTTTGCTTGTTTGATAAATGTGGATTCTTTAACTGGCGTATAGATTTCTCTCGATTCAAAACCAGGAAGAAGTTGGTATTTAGATTTTTTAAGAAACTCCTTTAAAAATAGAGAACTTAAATTTATAATTTTTGACCCAGAAGGGTGATTAGTAGATTCTGATGTTTGAAATACTAGTTCATCTGGACTATTTTGTTTTTCATATGAAGTGACACCACAAAATCCTCTTATACATCCAGTAAAGGATGTTGATGTAATACCAGTATAAGTGATGATTTCGTCGTCTATTTGTATTAATCCATATGAGGAAGGAAATCCATTCGTCCCCGTAGAAGAATCGACTGTTATTGTCTCATCACTAAAAGTAATAGAATCTTTTAATGTAACACTTTCAATTATATCTGTAAATGAATCTACCTTTACATATTCTTCAATATTTTGAATTAGATCCGCAGCAGAACCTTGATACTCTTGAGAAATATAATACTGGGATAAAAATTCAGATATTAGAGGATATTCTTCCTGAACATATTGTGGAAGTTGATTTCTTACAACATTGCTAATTTTTATTTTTTTATCCATTTCTTTTTAGAGTCGTACTAAGTTTCCGTTTGTGTAACTTGAAGATACTATGAAGTTTGAAGCAGAGGGATCTAATCCAGAAGAAACCTCATCAATCACCATTTCAAATAAACTGTTACTACTATCTAGTTGTAAATACAAGTCCTGAAGTCCAATCACATCATTTGATTTTGGCGTTGCTGAGATTTGAATTACAGATTGTCCGTTTATAATTTTTTCTGTAGATGTTATATTAATCGGATTTATATTAATTATTCCTTGTTCATAATCAATTGTTCCAACATTTCTTCTCACTATAGTTGGTATAGTTGAAGTTGAGCTTGGTAGAGTGAATAAAAATATAGATCCTGTTGTTTGATTTGAACCAGGAATATCTGATATATAAACCTGTTCCGTTATTCCAGAAATTTTAAATGCAGATGATCTTATATTATATCCACTTTGATTATTAATGTTAAATCTATTACCAAACCCTATTGAATAAGTTGCAAATGCATTTAATACTACTCTTACATCTCTTCTTATTGAAATTCTGGTAATATTTGAAGTGATTGAACGATGACTTTCGTCTATTATTTTTAAGAATTTGCTATATTTAAATCTGGCACCATATTTATTAAGTTCTGTAGAATCTGCATATCTTTCCACATTATTTTGTATTTGAGTCAAAACATCATTTGGATTTGATGAAAGATTTGTATTATAATAAACTTTGGAATCAACTTCAATATTGAGGTATTTTAAATCTAATATTTCTGGAACAATTCCAGCAACTGCATATGATTTTAATTTTGATTTAATATTTTCTTTTGTTATATTAGGTAAAAAGTCACCTGTTCTTGGTTTGATACTAATGAATACTTTTCCATATTGTGGAGGAACTAATTCTTCACCACCAAATACGGAAATAGATTCAGTCTCTGGGTATATAACATTTTTAACCAAGGATTCATAGTCATTAGATGTTATTGCCCTGTTTTGTGATGAATATATTCTGGGTGCATATTTTCTAATTGATTCAACACTTTCAATTTCTTCTCCTCCGGAAGAAATTAATCCAGTAGATAATAAAGATATTCCTGAAGTTACAATAACTGGTGCATTGGTTGAAATATAGTTTAATATTCCAGCAAAAGAAAATTGGGATATTCCATTTGCTGAACTTCCATTTGAAACAATATAGGAAGCAGTAATTTCATCTCCATCATTAAGTGCTGCTCCGAAAACTCCATCACCAAAGATTAATTCATATCTCTCATCTTCTACTTCCTGCAGAAAGAAAACTCTAGAATCTTTTGATACATCAAAAATATTATTATGCAAATAATATTTTGTTTTTATATCGCTACTTGTTACTTCTACCGAAAGAAGACTTGTGTCAATTCCGGAGTTTGGTAATATAAACTTTTGATTTGGATTATTTGAATTATATGTAAATTTAGATGTTACCAGAGAACCTTCATATATTTCAATGTCATTAAAAGTCGCAATATTATTGAAGACGGGTTTGGTTATATCCTCTAATATTGAAAAAACAAATGATTGATTTCCAAAGGTTCTTGTTGTTGATGCAACAACTCCTTTTTTGAGAGTTAAAGATGATACGTTTGCTTCCCCAGTAAGATCTACAAAAAAACTAACCGTTGCTCTAGATGCTTTCCTTGATCTTGGGATGTATCCAATATTTCTTGCGAGAGAAACTACATTTTCTCTTAAAGTTGCACTATCAATGAAGACCTCATTTGCAACCATATTTGCATTATAAGATGTAATGTACGTATTGTACGCCAAGACATCTAGAATCGTAGATAGATTGGATCCCTCAAAATCATAGTCTGTAAAATTAGAATTTGATCTTAAGTATGCTTTAAGGGTTGTCTTAATCTGATCAAAATCCAGATTAGAAAAGTTTGTGAGGGACATTTATCTATTCGGCAACAGTACGAATTCTAATTGTTGGGGTTGAACATCTGCACCAATAATTCTGTATATAATTGTAATATCAATTCCATTATTGTCATAGTCTGGAGAAGATATAACATCAATTAATTCAACTCTAGGTTCATAGTTGATAATAGAATTTTCTATTTCATCTTTTATCGATGATGCTGTAATTTCATCGATATTATCAAAAAGTAGTTTTTTTACTCCGGAACCAAAGATATTATCAAAAAATTTTTCGCCTTGCATCGTAAATACAATATTACGAATAGAACGAGCAATTGCGTTTTCATTTTTCAATGCAATAATATCAGAATTAAGTGGATTAATCTGAAAAGACATACTTATGTCTTTAAAACTTTTACTTACTCGTTCTATTGGCATTTAAAAATAATGACTTTAGTATTATTTATCAGGAATTTTGGACATTATATATTGGTTCAGTGCCATAATCCCAATCATCATAGTCATTATCATTTCTAATTTTTGAATGAATATCATTTTGATGTTTAAAGTTGTGTTTCTTAATAACTACATCATCATTTTCAACTTCACATAGAATTTTTTTGGATGAAATTTGAAAAATTTCATTATCCCAACCATATTCACTTGACAAATATTTTGTTCCCCACTCATTTGTCATAAATTCTTGATTTTTGTCGATTTTTTTAGTCATTTTTGCTCCTGATTTTTTAGATCAGAACTTTTTACGGGGTTGCTATCCCGAATTTCTGTAATTTCGTACATAAAATCATCTGAAGTTTCGATTTTACGACGATTTTCGACTGAATATTCGGTTAAATCAATTTCATATCCTGGATTTTTGGTAATTCTATTCTTTATCCATGCATCATCATACCATAATATCTTATTATTTGGATATGCATAGAAATTTCCATTATCCATTTTAAAAAAGTGAGCACATTTGTGTTCTGGAGTCTCACTAAAGTTAGTATTTAATGTTGATTTCGACTCCCACGACCAATCAAGAGTGAATAGGTAGGTTCCTTCATTCTTTTCTCCTCTATAATTAATTAATTCAGCACGTAATCCTGCTAATCTTGAACGCACTTGAGCATCAATATAAGGAGAAAAACAATCCCACCACATACATTCTTCTAATTTGGGAACTGGTGCATCTTGTTTCCAACAAAATGCATGAATTGGCCTTCGAGTCCAATTGACTCCGTTCTCTAAAAATGCCTCAAAAAGTGGTACATGTTTCTCTAAGGATGCTACAGAATGTACATCACATAAAGTTACTTCACCATGACCTTTTTTATGATTATAAAGAAATTCATTGCGGATATAACAAGTAATCGTTGGAAGATTGTGATTTAAATATGCCATATTAGATAATAAAAAAAGCAGAGATTGTTCTCTGCTTTATCTATATTATTTACCTTGTCCTCTATACTTTTTCTTACGTCCATTACGAGAAGTTGCACTAAGTAATGTACGAGCAGAACGTCCTTGACGTGTTTTCTTAGGTGCTCCGGATTCAAAATCTTTTTTATTCATTGCCATTTTAAATTTCCTCCAATTCTATAAGTTCTGGATCAATTAGTTCCCCCGAGAAAAAGGACTCTGAGAGATCTTGTAGTATCTCACTACAGTCTTCCATAGTGAGGTTTGCATAAATTTTACGCCCTTTATATAAAATATTATAAAGTTTATTCATCAGATAATACGAGTTTTCTCATGTCCAACTCTAATACGAGGGTCGCACCAGATTTCAAAACCTGCCTCTTTAGCATCAAGACAGAATGAAACATCTTCACCACACATGTCTTGAACTTCACCAGACTCAAATTGTTGCATCTTGGGAGCAAACCAAGGGTATTCAAGATTCTCGAAAACTCCTTTCTTAATTAGAACCCAACCAAATCCAGTGTAATCAACAGTGAATGGTTTTTTCCGTTTTGAGATAGACTCTACGGTTTCATGATTCATAACTCCCCCATTTTTGCGGAAGTCTTCTTCTTCTAACCAATGTGCGACAGAAGTTGTGCGACCATCTTCAGTTGCATACCATCCAGCAACCACTTCGCGCTCTTCTCCTTCAGAAGAAAGAGCCAAATCACAGAGTTGCCAGAATTTGTTAGAATCAAAGACAATATCCGAGTCAATCCAAAGTTGATAATCATATTCAAGTTTTCCGTCCCAAGGAATTTGTTTTGGTCCTCTTAGAACATTTGCTCCAAGACATTTGCATCGCGCAAAATTAACCATTGACGAATAATCTTGAGAGATCTGAATGCTCATTCCATTCTGTACAATATCAAAACAAAGTTGCACAAATGCTTTCAGAAAAATATAAGAGCATCCTCGACCAGGCAAACAAAAAACAATAGATTTTCCTCGCATTCTTTGTTTGATATCATCATAATCCCATTCTTGAGATGCGGGTTTTGGTGCTGCTGCTTTAACAGTAAATCCTTTTGCCATAAAAAAATAAAACCTTCAGTTCAATTTTAACAGTCTATATATGCAGTTGTCAATGTGAAGAGTTTAAACTCATTTCTTTCTGAAAAATCAATTCTTCATAGGATAAGTCTTCTATAACATAGTCAGTTTTCATAATTCCTACCATATTGTTAATGGTGCTCCAAGTTGTTTCAAATTCATCCTCTTTGATAGAATGAAATAAACACTTGTCTTTTGCATAGATGTGATATATTTTTTCTGTTTGCATAAAAAATTTTTTACGAAATTTTTTTATGGTAAAGTTAATTTACCATTGCATTATATATCAGACTAATCAAAATACCAAGAGATGTTAATGCAATTCTACTCATTTGCTTTGGATATCTGATTATCCATCCTGCAAGTATCACTCTCCAAAAATTCCAATATGGCGCTGATTTTTTCATCTCTTCTTTCTTTTTGAGGATGCTCTTTTTTGTGCAGGAGTTCTGAAAATACCAGTCGCGCAATTTTTTTTCTTTTTATGCTTACCTCCGAAGATTCCCCATCCGTGACAATTTGCTTTTCTTTTTGGTGCCATTTTTTTCTGGAAAAATTTTTTTTATGAGAGTGATAGATAGGTCGAAAAAGACATACAGTGTAGGTTAGGGTAGTGAGGCGTTTTTATATACGGGGCAACGCCCGATATAAACAATAACAAATAACATAAAATAACTGCTATAACGAATAAACAACTGACAACGAATAACTAATACTTATTCGTGTTGTTTATACTAACTGCCCTCAAATTACTGTGCTATTCTTATAAAACAACGCAGTTCTTATTACTTATTAACAGCAAAAACCATCACTATTTAATAAGAACTGCCTATTCTTTATACGAACTGCCGCCAATTAACGACGAATAGTAATAAGTATAAAGAATTAAGTTGTCCAGAAAGATAAAAACAATCAGACAAAGTAATAATAATAAACGAAACATCTATCAGACGATGTTTCTTACCCCACGAAAGTATAATACAACGAAGGAAAGTTGCATTGTATTATGAATCACCAAGGAGCATTGAGATCTTCTACATAACTCTTCACTGATTCTTTACTGTCTAACCCGAACAGTTTCTTCCAGTTAATCTGATGAGGATTAAAATCTTCATTCACGTTTAATTCAAGAGTGATACGATACTTATTCTTTTGTGCCTTGGGAGAAGAAATTGCCATAAGTTAAAGAACCGAAAGAACGAATAAACTCTACTGGTCAATTCTATCAGACCTTGCAGTGCCCGTCAAGTATCTGCCCCATAACGAACTTGAATTATAAACGAATCTTCTCTTCTTATGATTGCTTTGAGATTCTGATAAGTTCGAATCTCTATACGAATCTTATCTAATCACGAATGACTTTGTGGTTATAATCTCACAATGGTGTCGCAGTATTATCTTTCTATACGAATCTTATCTAATCACGAATGACTTTTTGAGTTCTTTATTATCAGTGCTTCTTAAGAATAAGTTTCTATACGAATCTTATCTAATCACGAATGAACTTTTGATTCATTCTTCTCATCAGTGCTTGTATCTTTATTGCTGATACGCATCTTACCTAATCACGAAACAATTATAAGTTGATACTATAAAACCTTCCTGGCATCTTTAGAAATTCGCATAGGAATCTAAAGCAGGAATTCTGTGCTTTTATTCTGTTTTATCGCTTTTTGCCTTTCTAGAGTTGTGACACTCTAACGATTTTATTGCGCCGGAGACCGCGTTCAAACTCCCTCTTTTATAAGAATCAAACTTACATACTGTATAAAATCTATTGTCCTTCTGGCAGTTTGTTACCTTTTGACCCCCGTAGGAAAGTTCAAGAGCTGCTCTATTGAATTTGAATAGATGAATTTATTTATACAAGTTTTTGCCTGTTTTTTGCAGTTCTATCATATGCTGATTTAATATCAAAAAACAGGCACTTCAGTACTCTGACCCCTAAGTGAGTTTATAAGTGCCTTGGAGGGGCATACAGAAGTGTCTGGTGGTGTTTTATTTTAATGTCTGGGGAGTGCTTATACCTTGTGCCGGTTTTTGAAGTGTCCTGGGGGTATTGACAAAACAGTGCTGATGTGTTATAATGCAGGCCAAGACCGCGACAAGAATCAGCATTTATAAGGTATTATAAACACAAGACCTAGAGGCATTTATAAGGTATTATAAACACAAGACCTAGAGGCATTTATAAGGTATTAAAAATACAAGTGTCTAGAGGCATTTATCAAACAAATGTAAGCAAATACAAACAATTCATTATGATTTTTTAATACATTTAATTAAGTATCACTTTACACAAACTCCATCATATAATAATCTATGGTAATCTCTAATTCCGATGCTTTCCTTTCTAATTCCATTGCATATTCATCAGCATACATTTCATCGTCGTGCTGACAGAAAAGATCCAGTGTAGATTCATTCATAAGAGTTCATTTCAACTTGAGCATCAGTAAAAACATCAACAATCTGATCACAAATCTTTACTTCATCATCAGTGAAATCAGATTCCATCTGTTCAAGACAATAAAAAAGCAAATCAATTTGCTCTTCATTCAAAGTAATCATTGCTTCTTTCATTTGTTCAGTTTGATAAGTTCTTTTTGAATAGTCAGTACATCATAAACATCATCTACATCAGCAAGATCAACTGGTGCAAATTCAGAAAGATTTACCGTATTATCTTTATAAATGGGAGCATAATACAATTCATTCTCATCAGGATCAAGAGTATAAACACAACCATGATCTTGTTTTTGAAGAATAATCATTTGAGTGAATTCAGGATAATCAGAAGTTCTTTACCGTTAATTGCTTTTGACAGCAAATTGATTTTAGTCTTGAGTTTCATTTGCGAATCAGAGTTTTTACTTCATCAAAAGACTTACATTGCCCTGCTTTGATTGCATTGACAATGCTAGTCGTAATCATACCACACTGATGATTTGCATCACAAATCGCATACACAGGATTGTGAGTATGAATGTCGAAAGTGGTTTTAATCAGCATTGATTGTTTTTATGTGGGACAGATGAAAGAGAAGAAAGAACTACACAAGAGAAAGTGCATCTTTCTTTTGCTTGGGATTGGAAACTTGCTTTACCCAGGCAGACTTGCGATTCTTAACAATTTGAGAAGGAAGTTTAGTCTTTCCCTGAACCTCATTGATCAGAGAAATGAATTGAAGAAAGAATTGCTTTTCCATCCGTTGAGCAGTGGTCAAGGTCTCATCCTCTGAACTTCGTTCATCATAGCATGGGGGCAGGGGGTGCCGTAGTTCGCCATGATACACTTTGGGTTCTTCTACCCATCAGCATCCCTTATCGGTATGCTGGACTCAAGTGAGAGACTGATAGATTGGTCCATACTTTCCAAAAATAGTTTTGAATCGTTCTAGTCTTTTTCCTAGATATACAATCGCAGATTGAAATGGTGCTGCACTCTTTCCTTCACCAAACTTCAATCTGCGATTTACTCCAATCCAAGGATAAGAAGATACTGATTTCCACCAAGCAGTTGATACATCTAACTTAATGAGAAGTATCATTTCTTGACTATTTCCAGTTTCATATTGTCTTACTGCATAAGGAATCCATTCTTTACTATTACTGTAAGGATGATTCATAAAAACTGTTTTTGCAATCCAATCATGTGATAATCCATTTGTACTTTCAGTAAAAACTTGTTTTGCAGGTACATTTGGATTTTGTTCATCATTGGAGCAAGGGTCTAAATCTAACTCGCCATCAAAGAAAACAATGACATCTTCAACAAATGATTTTGGTGTATTCCAACAATCAGTTTTGTTTCCTGTTGTTGAGGTTAATGCTTTAAGTGCTGATGATGTCATAGAATTGTTTTTCCAAAATTGGCAAGAAGGTAAAATGCCATACCTTTATTTTTAAGATATACTCCATTATAACATATTGGAGTATATTGTCCATTGCGATTTTTACTTGCTTTTGTGCGAATTTGTAAAAGTTGATTCGGACCGGTAATTGTATTTAACTCTCGACCTTCGGAATATGCAAGTTTAATTTGTGAGCAAATATAACCATAATCTTCTGCAAGTAGTTTATAATGTTCCGTATTTGTTTTTGTATTGATAGTTATGTTTCCAACATATTCATTCTTGCGAGTGAAACCAACATAAATGGTTCTCTCTAACTTTTTACCTACCTTACTTTCATCAAACTCAACTTTCTGTTCGATAATTTCTTCTAAACAATGTTTGAGTTGAGTTACTGCGATCGTTTCTCCGATAGTATAAGATTTAATCTCCCCATCAATCAAATCATTAAGTTGCGAACTATTTGCAATTCCAAGAGCAAGTTCAATTAGTTGTCCTCGCTCACCTTTATTTCTTCCTGGTTTTTGAAATTTAGTAAAATCAAAATCATGAAACTTAGTTTCAACTTGAGAAACGGTGAGTTTATTCACAATAAAAAAATCAGAGTTGAGATAGTACCCACATCATCGCAGAAACTTCCTGTTTCGTATTCCAACCAGAAACGTCCTCAGTAAGATTACCATTGGGACGGAAGATGCCAACCTCATAAGTTTCTTCATCAATTCTACCATATAATCCAGGACCAGCAACTACACTAATCTCCCAACCATTCTCAAACTTATACCTTGCAGCAATCGCATTGGGAATGTTGTGCGGTTCAAACTTCAGGAGGTCAAACATTGTGAGTAATTTGGTAAGAACTGAAAAGTGTAATCGCGTCAAGAATCTTTAGATGTTCTTGCGTTGGTTCATAATTCTCATCATCATCAAATGGAGAAAAAATAGTCTCCATTTGATTACAAATAAGTTGATGAAGAATCTTATAATTCTCTTTACTTAATGTAATTTGCATTAAATCTTCAGTCATCATCAAAGAACTCAACCGAACAGTTTAGCACAAACAGGACCAATTCCCATCTGTACAGAGAGAGGGTCATTCAGAGTGCGACCACAAATAGAGCAAGAACCAGACTCGTGCCCATAAATCTTTGCCAGTTGCAGGAGATTTTCATTGGCGTCTTCTAGAAGATTTTTAACATCTTCAGAGACATTACCAATCAAATCACCGTTTTGAGTAATTTTACCAACATACTGGTTGTTTTCAAAAACATAGACACAACCGATATTTGCACCCTTATTCACAGTGGAAAGAGTAATACCAGGCAGTCGCACTTGAAACTTAGTCTTGCGATTCTTACCTGCATCATACATTTTCTCCACCAGGTCAATATATTCACCTTTCTCAACAGGAGTTTGAGAATCAATCACACTTTGAGTTGCAAGATAGTGCATCCAAGCAATTTGCTTTTCAGACACTTTCTTCTTCTCAACCAAACTCATTGCAAAGTTATTATAGTTCAGTTTATCTTTGATATATGCTTTTGCATCATTCAGAGACTCAAACTTGCTCTCAAAAGCAATCTCTTCGCCTTGCTTTTCAACAATGAAAGAAGTCATCTTAATTCAAATAAAGAATGGGTCTTGGGTGGGACGGTGAGACCCGCTCCCTCCACCCTCTTAATCTACCAGAAAAAAGTTCCAGTGCCCGTTTAGTGTGCCACTGCTACAACTGGCACATCGCATCATTGGTCTCACACAGTCTGATGAGACAATGCAAACTTCACAATCTCTGTGCGGTTGTTCTTATATTGCAAAATCAAATCAATGATTGCATCAATATCATCAGGTGTTGGTTCATCTTCACATTCTGCTTTTGCAATTTGCGTGAAGATAGATGCAATCTCAAAGTCTGATTCAAACAGCAGATTTCGGTGTTTATCAATCTCAATATAATCTTCCACTGCATCAGCAGACAGTTGCAATGGAATATCAGGTCCAATCATACCCAAAGTTGCAAGACGTTCGAGGGCACCAACAACCCACATCACTTTGCATTCATCAATCGAAAGTTGTGCGTTCATCGTATTAAGAATAAATGGAGGACAAAAATAAAAAAACTAGATTCCTCTAATTTTTGAAAGAATAGATTCTATTTCATTATCTGTTTTTCCTTGCGATTTCAAATAACTTTCATATCCGTTTCCAGATTTAATGTGATTTGACAACTCATTTAATTTATCTACATCATCAGAATTAACATAATAGGATCTCCCCATTTTAACTCTTTCAATACCAGTAAGATGAATCCAATTACACAGTGTGCTTGCACTTGAGAAACCAAACATAGTTCTAAGATCTTTAGAACTGATTAGGTTTTTAGTTGAATAAACTTTACTGCAAGTTCTTGGAGTTGTATTTACATTGATACACTTTGAATGATCCTTGAACTTTTTTATGAGAGAAGTTTCACAATAAATCATCTCACTTTCGGATGAGAATGTTTTTAGGATCACCTTTTCCCCATCCTCATACCGTTCTTTATCTTTATAAGATCCAATATATTTTGCATCGTTTTCTGGGATAGTTTTAGAAATCCTAGATCCGATGTAGAAATTACCATCAAGGAAAAATGTTGCATAAACATAGTAATACTCAACTTGTTTATATTCAGAAGAAATAATTTCTGTTTCCTTTAAGATCTCATTTAAGATTTTAATTTGTTCCATAGAAAGAATAAAGGAAAAGAAAGGGGTGATTAACTCACACCCCACAGAGTTGTTTGGTCACAGAACCAGATGCTTGACGGTTCAAAGAAACACCAGCACCTACGTTTGCGCCAGAATAAGCACCAGCACCGTTTGCACCATTCATCTTCTTAGCGCGTCCAAATCGCATTGTGGAGAGTTTATTACTCACTGCCTCGGCATCATCATGAACTCGGTTCTCTGCGAGTTTCATTTCCCGCAGACGTTCTGCAACTTTATCTGCAAATGCCTTGCGGAAGTTAAGTTTGAAAGAACGGGAAACAGAATCGCCGCGCAGAGAGCAAAGGATTTTCTCTGCTTTATGTGCAACTTCTGCCTCTTTCTCCATCACCTGCACCAGGTAATCATAATAGAGTCGCACTTGGATTTGTTGTGCTTCACTACCAATGATTTGCAGAGACTTGGAATCTCCATTCTTCAGGTATGCTTTTGCATCATAGAACGTTGCAATCGCATTTGCAAGAGTAGTCAATGCAACATTGATTCTCTTGAAAGAAACAAACTCTTCATCAAGAACTTGAGTTTCAGTTGCTTCAGAGATAGTTACACCATACTGCTTGCACAGTTTGTCAATCATTGCCGCAGCAGCAGATGCTTCACCCTCAAAGTCAGTACCATTCTGCAGTTTCAGAATGGATTGAATCTTTGCGATAACTTGCGAACGATCCATAACAAGAAGTAAAGAATTGGACTCGGATGGGACTGACCCCTTCCACCCTCTTAATCTACCAGAAAAAAGTTCCAGTGCCCGTTTAGTGTGCCACCAGTACAAGTGGCACATCATTAGTAAGAATAAAAAGAACTTACATAATCATCATATGCTGCCTCTGCGTATCCTTCATTGATTCCATCAAGAATTTCATCGTTAGAAGGAAGTTCTTTATCGACTTGATTCCAATAATAAAGAATAGTCTCCAATGCAAGTTTGCTATCAAGTTCCCACTCGTAATCATAAGTGGGATAAAGTGGATGTACTGGATTATTTGTATTTTCTGCTTTGACAATTTTTGCCTCATCCAAAACATCAAGATAATTAAGAAAATCTTGAGGAAGATTATCCCATTCTGCTTGAGTTTCAGGATAGTTGATGATTTGACGATTCATAATTTGTAGTGCCTCGCTTGCTCTTTCAGTTTTCAGGTGAAGTCGTGTAATCTATTTTATAGATGCACCAACCAATTTCATCGCTAATCATATCTACAATTTCCTCTTCATCATCAACAATCCACTCACTATCAAGAACAGATTGAATCAGTCCTTTTTGATAATTCATATCAGGGGGACAATCACAAACATCATCAGTGAAATCAATTTCGATTGAATTAACTTTGACTTTCATTTAAGTTTAGTGAGTGAGTGAGTGAGTGAAATTAGGCAGAAATTGAAGAAAGTGGTTTGAAATCATAACCATAATTTCCTTCGATTGCTTCATAAACAATCACATTTTCTCCTGAGAGTTCCACACTCCAATCAAGTGCAGATTCCGTTGCTTCAAAAACATCATCAAACCATTCTGCATCTTCAAGAATGAATGTAACAGGACAAGCAATGAACATTGAAGTCAAGAATAAAGGAATAGAGTAGCAATGGGTGGAATCGAACCACCGACATAGAGGGTATGAATCTCTTGTTCTACCACTGAACTACATTGCCCCACAGAGGGGAGATTATTTCTCCCCTCAAAATTAAAACTCAGACTGCAGCAAGGTATGCTTCAATCTCATCATCATTCTCGGGACAGTCAGCAATACCCAGTTGGTCGCAAACATACTCACGAGTCATCTCAACAACATCTTGAGGAACAATCACATCAAGAATGTCCAGAATCTGATTACCAGTAGCACCCTTGCGGAGCATACCGAGCATCACATCTTTAGAGAAATCAACAGTCATTTTAGTTTGATTTAGTTTGACGTTTGTGGAGTGGGTTGGTTGCCCTTCCCTCACCACCCCTATACAATACCACGGAACCGACCCAGCAGGGGGTTTAGTGGTCAGTCCCCCAACTGGCACAGTGCTAGGGTTTGGGCAGAAGGCACCAGGGGCACCTAGACTCATTTGAGTCCCAAACGAGAACCCTTGCGGCGCAAGGGGTTTGGGAAGCATCAAAAACCCAAAAACCTGCAATTTGGCGTCACAGGTGCCCTAGGTCATCCGCCGCAGTCTCATCGACGGTCCATCTGAAACTGTTGAGAATCAGGCAGATTCCAGCAGGTCAGGATAGTATTCTTCCACTTCAGTGATAAGTTCATCATCACTATAGGTAGAAAAGTTCTCTTCCAGTTGGTCTCCAACAATTCGCATCAAATCCTTGGTGCTCATACCTTCAAGAATACGGTCAATGTATTCTTGAACAAGTTGGTCGCGGTTAATTTCAGACATAATCAACGAAAAAGAGGAGCAGAAGGAATTTCAACAATTTCGGGTAGTTTAGAATCATCAAACTGATTCATACTATAACATACCCATTCACCATTTCGGAAGAGATAGGAATACTCTTCACTATTCTCTGGAAGTAGATACTCACAGAGGTCAGCATCAAGACGTGGAGGACAATTATCTCCACGTTGAGAATAGTATTGAGGACCATAAGAACCATCAGCACTATCATCCCAACGTGAATCAGTCCAGCAAGAACTCATATCACCACCATCAATCAGTTCTGCAACTTTCTCTCTGGTGTTGTAGTGAGTCTTTAGAATACGACCCAACCATTCAGGATAACCATCCCAATGATGATAGACAGAAAGAATACTTCCATTCTTCAGTTCAAGACCAATTCTAGAGCGAGTACTCATTCAAAAGGATTAGCAAGTTGTGGAATAGTATTGAACTTAACAACATCATAGGGAATAGGGATGTTGTTAAGGTATTCTTCAATCTCAAGATTCATCTCAATTCGATTGAGAAACTTCTTGGATTGAGTTTCGCCCATAAAAGTAAGAGTTTTCAAATACCACTCTTTAGATACATCACCCATTGGAGTTTTGATGGGGTAAAAATCTACCACCATATTTCCATCTTTAGATTGAAGTCGCATCAGAAGTCGTATTCAAATGATTGGGCAATTTCAATAGAGTGGAGGATAGCATTGTAATCCTCCTTTTCTTTCTCATTGAACTCATATGCTTGTTGTTCCAAGCAATAGAGAATCAAATTAACTTGAGTGTCGTTAAGATGAAGTCGCATCAGAACTGATTATCAAAAACAAAACCATCAACATAGGTGCAATCAAGATTATCGAAAGTTGCCTCCCAATCAATCTCAATGAAACTAGGATAGTCAATAGAATAACAATCCGTCACATAGTTCTCTGCATAGTGCTCTTTGGACTCCCACACACCGCGATAAGCATCTTCAAAGGATTCGAGATTATCAATCCCAAACTCTTCAATGAAAACATCTACTGCTTCATAAGAGTAAGATTCACCAAATTGAACATAGTTTTCATAATGCTCAACAAAGTTGTTCTCACCATATTCAGCAATGAACTCATAAATGTCATCTACGGCATAGGAATCTCCAACAAGTTCAGAAATCAGTTCTTGAGTTTCAGTTTTCAGTTCCACTTGAGTAGCAGTCATTGCTTAACCTTGATTACTTCGTAATTGTAGCACCACCAGAGGCGGTTTGGGGAGTGTAGTGTGCCACTAGAACAAGTGGCACACCGCATCAGGCAAGAGCAACCTGAAAGAACAGAGAATCAACCAGGCGATTGGTGTTCAGTTTCACCCAACGATAAATCTTGGGAATAGCAATCACAATCGCAGCAACAAAGTCAATTACATTTACAACAAATCGAATGAAATTAACTTGAGTTGCTTCACCATTATCATCCCACCAAAGTTGAAATGCAGTCCAACCATAGGAAACTGCAGCAACAACAATAGCAGAAACAGTTGCAGCAAACTTGATTGTATCAGCACCAAACTGAATGTAATCAAACTGCTTGAGTTTGTTGATAGTATAATCAACAGGGGGGAAAGAATTAGTCAGTTCCATTGTTGTAGAGAATTGGGAATTGGACTCAGGGGGGACTCACTCCCTCCACCCTCTTAATATAGCACCTTTTGGACCCCGTGCTCTTTTAGTGTGCCACTAGAACAAGTGGCACATAGGATAAAGATTTAATCCCAAGATACGTTCTGAACAAGAAACCCCGGCATTACTTCAGTCCAAATCCCAAAACCATCGTTCCCCCCAACTTTATAGTCCCACTTATATTCAAATTTATTGTGACTATCCCAAGTCATATAACCTTTCTGATTATCAAACCTTCCTTTGATGGTAAGACTATGTTTATTCGAGTAAATGTTTCTTGTGCGTAGTGCTCCACCCCTCTCACGAGTTTCAATTACTACACAAATATCATCATACACCTGATTTCCGACCTCTAGAGCACAAGCAGTTTCATATCGGAATGGTTGATATGCTTTTTCCGGTGTAGCAAATGAAGGGAGACTAAACAATGCAGTGGAAACAATGGCAATCAGTTTCTTCATTAAAAAAATTTTTACGGTTGGACAGTTGTTAATTTATTTCAGAACTGTTGTTCAATCAGTTCTGAAAGTTCATTAAATGTACAACCAGAATCATTTGCTTAACTTCAGGATTCATTTTAGACTTCAGAGTTGCCATTGACATCATCAAACCAAGTGTCGAGTGAATTAAAGATTTCCGTTACAATAGTATCAGTTATCGAATCAATGTGAGGTTCTGGATTATGCTTAAATGCACGGTTGTATCCAAACCTTACACCTTCCTCGATTGCCATTTCTAATACGGCATGGAACTTCGGTTTCATTAGTTTGCAGCAAGAACAAGATTAGCAACTCTATCCTCTCCAGGCAATTCTTGCAACTTTTCATAAATGCGTTGAAATTGATTTTGCATACTCAAGTAATAAGAAGCAAGTTGTGCATCATTTTGATTGTAGTAAGCATCATCTTCATAATACTCAAGTGCTTTCATAATATCAAGCAACTCACCAGAAGTGAAAGAAATAGAAGTCATTTGATGTCGAAGATGTCGAACAGTTCTCGTTGAGTTTTAGTGAAGAGTGTATCTTCAGAAGGATACTCATACAGTTCCAACTGAAACTCTTTGTAATGATAAAGCATATCTCGCAGAGCAAGCAGTTGCTTCTCCGTCAGGATTTCTTCCATCGTCAGAACAGTGTTGAGCATAGTTTCAGTAGTCAGTTCCATCATTTTCACAAAGTTGAATCCAATAAGAATAAGCAGCAAAGATGTTAGGATAATCTTTGCAGGTCTGATAATTCAGATGAACATACCTCACTCGGTTCTCTGGAACTTGCAAGCAAGGAAGATCAGAATGAATTGGAGTGTAAGTCATTGTTGTCATCAAGCAACGTAAAGTGCCTTGGAGTAGGCATCATTCAACTTATCAGCAAGCAATTCAGATTTCTCTGCACGCTCCAACCAATAATCACGGTTCTGCTCACTATCTTGTGCAAGGTAGCGATACCAAGCAGCAGAGTTATAAGCACAAGTAATCAACTCACTGCACTCACCCATTGTGAAACCAGAAATCAGATTAAACATTGCTCCTCAACCGATTACTTTGTAATTGTAGCACCCCAGAGGGGTCTGTGCTCATTTACTGTGCCACCCCTACAAGTGGCACACAGACACATTGGACTCAACTGAGATTGTTAATGTACTTTCTTAGTAGATGTGTTCCCTTTTCTGGTTCAAATCTATTCTCAAAGAGTTCCATTAGTTCTAACACAAGGTCAGCATAAACGACTGGAACTCGAATGTGTTTAGTTTCACCTGATTTAGGAAACTTTTTAGTGAAGGGCATTGTATTTTATGTGGGACATATAAAGATTTATCCAGCAAGCACTTCACCTTTGACAAAAACAGTATCAATCACACTTTGGAGTTGCCGAGCAATCTTATCACCATAGTTGTTATTGACGGGAATAGTGATGGTGCCGAATGGTTTGCGATAAAATGCAAACTCTCCTGCTTTCATCTTACCCTCTTGAATTGCCTTTCGGTCATCTTTATGAACTCGAATCACCCGACCAATAGTTTGGCACATCTCAATCAGAGGAAGATTGCGAAGCATAATGCAATGAGTCAGACCGTGAATACTAATTCCCTCACTCATAATCGAGTAATGAAATACAATGAACTTCTTGTCTGGGTCAGAACCAAACTCATTCATTCTCTGAAAGAAAACCTCACGAGAGACTTTCTGTTTGTCAATGTAGGCACCGTGTTTGCTCGTAATATGAAATGTGGTATAACCCATCTCATTGAGTTGTTGCAGCAAATCACTTTCAGAGAACATTGCCCAAATTACTTTGGTGCTGGGAGCAGCAACAAGAACTTTAGGTGATTCACAATCAGAAATCTCCGACAGAATACCTACAATGTTTTCTGCATCCACAAAAGGTGCGTTCTCTTTAGTGCGAATGGTTTGTGCTTCATAAGGCACAACTTTAGGAGGAATGATACTACCTACTTCAATGAGTTCTCTTGCAGGGATACTGATGATATTATTACCATACACATCAGTATTGTTCATCGACTCCTTGCTGTTATTAAACTTCGGAGTTGCAGTGAAGAAATAAGCATTATCTGCAACTGCTGAAGTATGAGCAATACCCACAAAGTTAGATGGTTTCACACAGTGGTGTGCTTCATCGAAATACACAACATCAACATTGATGTCTGCATCATTCACCCGACTAATCGAATTGTAAGTGGTGAAGATGAATTGATGCTTACCACTTCCGATTGCAGTGTCATTGTATTCTGCAATGTCTGCTGAACGTGTAGAGGATTGATGATGAGTTTGTTTAGAACTGTGGCAATGAAGAATAGAAATCTCAAATTCTTTAAGATATTCTTCAAACTCAAATGAAAGTTGTTGAGCAAGAAGAATCCGAGGTGCAACAATAACAAACGTCATTGGTTCTAGTGCATTTAGAATCCTCTGACGTGCATCTTCCATCATTACAACAGTCTTACCTGCACCAGTTGGAAGATAACAAGTTCCTCTAATTGCTACCTTCAGCGCATTAAGAGTTCTTTGTTGGTAAGGATAGAATTGCATTGGTTTGACTTGTATTCATACAGTATAGCACCCCACCCGGACCTGCGGGAGAGGTGCTGGACAGTTCAAAAAGTGTCCCTCAGAATAGGATAGGGTCCAAAGTAGGTTCCTTAAGACTCTTAAAATTATCTACACTATTCTTATCATCCTGGACAAAGGTATCATACTCATTATCTGATGTCTTGTCAAGTACATTAAAGATGATGAGATTCATACAAGCATCCTTTGCATCTTTAAGAGTCTTTGTAACCTCTTGTGGAGTATCTACAACATCAGCAACCATCCACTTACCAGCATTGACTTTACGAATGAATCCAACTGTGTTAGAATTCTTTTGTACCTCGTAGATACCAGCAGACAGACGGGGGAAGGTGAAAGTCATAATCAATAAACAGGTTTGGAAGAGATTTCTTTCCACTCTCGTGGAAAGATTTCGTTAGCAATCTTATCGTTGAGTTTTACACTGTTGATGGGTTTGATGTTGCTTCTGCGTTGAAACTTCTCGACAGTTCCATCCTTAAACTCAATAGTAATGTCGTAAATCATAATCAGTAGGTTTCTTTTTGATTTAATTGACGTTGAGAATCAGAATCTTCCTTAAATGGTTTATACTCAGGATGAGTATTTTCCCACTTGATTAGTTCATCAGTCCAAGAGGTATTGGGAAGAAGTGAAACTTCAGTCATCTGTTTTCTCTTGATTACTCCGTAATCATAGCACGGCAGAAGGGTCTTTGGGGGGTGTTATGGACGGTTCAGAAATTGGCACTTGGGATACATCTTCTTTTTTAATTGCTATAATATCTTTATATTTTTTAATTTCACCTTTCAATAAACGTTTTATGCCAGTGTAGTTGTATTTTCCATTATCTCTACACCATTTTCTTATTCCAAAAATAGTAATTTGACTACTATCAGCAAAAGTTATTATAAATGAAATTTTGATTGCTTTTATATTCGAATTACTTATTTTTGTTCTTGTTTCTTTATTCATAGTGCATCTATTTTTTGCTGATATACTCATTTTTTTCCTTGAGTCTTCACTCATAACTTTTCCTCTATGTGCATCTCCTATTTTTTTCTTTGTTATTTCATTATGCTTTCTTTCTTTGCCAATAATACTTAATTTTTTTCTAGTATTTACATTAGTGATACATCCACTTTTCCCCTCCCCTCCATTAGTTTTATTCCTCAATATACCAGTTCCTAAATCTTTTCTACCGAAGACCGCAATCATATAGATTTCGTGTCTAAATGCTTCTTCTTCGGTTAAGTTTTGCTTGAGAATTATAACTCTTGATTTGTCTTTTGGTGGATTAACTTCCCCCTTATACTTTCTATGTGCCCTATCACCTTTGCCTTTTCCTATGTAATAGGGTGTTCCATCTTCCCGCAAATATGCGTAAGTATAGTATTGCATCTGCTTTAATCGTGGTTATATTTATTTATATAAGAAAAGGAGCATTTCTGCTCCTTTTCTGCTTAAACAACCACGATTAAGCATTAGTATTTATAAATTATGGCAAAATACAAAAAGACCCACAAAAACGTTTGACCCACTGAAGAGTATCAAAGTATCCTCTGGGTTCAGACATTACCATAGTTGCACCTTTACGAGGATTGTAAGCAACAGCAACATAACTGTAGTAATCAGGAGAGTGCTCAATCTCTTGAATCCACATTTGATTCACATTACCATCTTGCCAATCCCAACGAGAAGAAGTGTAATGGAAAACATCAAGAACCGTCATGGTCTCCTTTGCTTGTGTTCCCATATTGTAGGGCATCAGGGGGGTCTGTGGGGGGTTTAGTGTGCCAGTGCTACAGGTGGCACATCACTTAACTACACCAAGAAACTTAGAGATACGTTGTGCTTGCTTTTTAAGTTCAATTACCTGCTCGTCAGTATAAAAAGAAGCATCTTGTTTCTCATTGATTGCAAGATTCACAAACTCAACAATATCAGCGCGAAGTTGGCGCATTTCGTCAGTTAGTGCTTTTGCCATTAAAATAAATTGATTGTGTTGAAGGTTTGCTTTCGTCAGTCAGTCCATCTTATTAACGCCGGTTCATCATCAGAATACTCAAGAATTGATTCTCCTGCATCGTGATTCAGTTGTTCGTAGATACTTTCATAAATCCAATCGCAAGCGGGTTGGTCATCCTCAACAAGGAGTTTAATGGTGATAGTTACTTCTTTCATTATCAAAAAGAAATGTAAGGGTGCTCAGGGTCAAGGACATCTACAGTTTCATCCGTAAAATGAAAACTATTCATTGAATAAAACTCATCATTGGCAATATCATAAATTGACACATCAGACTTCAACTGCTCCAGAGTCAGAGTTTGAAGAATCTCCAACAGGTTTTGATAGGTCATCAGATTACTTTGAGTTTGCGTTTGATGTGTTGAAGTGCTTGTTTTCTTGCTTTGAGTTTCCCCTTGCAAGAACCTTTTGCAGTCTTATCTTTTCCTGAATTGTGTTGCCAATTTGGAGTGGTCATTCCCTTGATTTCTCATAGGACTATGATAGGGCATCAGAGGGGTCTGTGGGGGTCTCAGGGGACGGTTCCCCAAGTGTCCCCCCACCATCCTCTTCTTGGCGTTTTAGTAGTGCTTCATTTGCCGCTTCTCGTTGAGCAGCAATTTCCAACATTTCATCTAATGTTAAGTCTTTCATTGTTTTAGTCAGTAATCACTACTATCTATTAAAATCCAGTCCAAATCAAGACTTTCAAGAAACTGAATAAGTTCATCTTCATCGTCGGGAAGAATCTCATCTTCATCCAACTCAAATGATGCCTCACAAATAGCAGGTCCATATTCAGCAGGGTCATAAAGAGTCTGAGAATACATCAAAATAGAATCCTCAATTACTGCTGAAACTTTTACAACTCCAGATTCAGAAAAAATGCTTTCGATTTGTTTGATTGTCATAATCACAGTTGAATTTCAAAGTTTGGATTAAAACCTGTATCTTGTCCTGGATACCCACCAGGATTACAAATCACTCTACACTGTTCGATACCATAATCAAAGTGGTTGTGGGTATGCCCGTGTGCCCAGTATTTGATTTGTGGATGATTTACAATAATATCATCAAGATTACTACAATAAGCACCATTTGCATTATTCTTAAATTGTGCAGCGACCGATTGATAACTCGGTGCGTGATGACTGATTACAAATACATTGTCATTCAGTGTTTGTAGTTGCTTGAGAAGATACTTCTTACTTTCTTTATGAAATGCAAGAGTATCCGATGGATTCATTTTCCGATACTTCGGAGTGATACGAATAACTTTATAGTCATTCATACACTGTGCTGCTTCCATCATCTCCAGAGCATTTTCATTACGAAAATCAGTCCAAAGTGTAAAACCTACGAAATTCCAGTTGTTGATAGTTATTGTATCATTATCAAGCAGATGGAAATTATGAGGAAGATACTCCTTTAGTTTCTTTTTGGTTCCCTCATAATTGTATCCATACGGTTCATGATTTCCCATCACATACAGAACTTTATCATAGTTCTTACTGCAATCATTCAAGAACCTATCATAGACTGCGTGGATATATCCATCAGTCTTGAAATGCTTTGCACAAAGAATGTCCCCAGCAAGAATGAGGACATCACCTTCACCGACAGTAAAGACTTGATTTGCACTGAAATGCTCCAGGTGTAAATCACTAAGAACTTTGAGTTTCATAATAATGAAGTAAAACAGGCACGGAGGGACTCGAACCCCCGACAAACCGATTAGAAGTCGGATACTCTATCCATCTGAGTTACGTGCCCATAAGAGACCCTCCTGTTTGTGCATTGTTAAGAGGCATGGAGGGGGTGGGACTTACTTAAAGTTTGGACTTTTAATGCCCGTAGAAATTAACCGTTAAGGACTTGAGATTCAGAATCCTCTGGGTCAAGTTTATTTAGCACATACTGAATCGGTTTCATTTCTTCCTTGAGGTCATTCTCAAGTTCCTTGAAAGTTTCAACCAGTGCCTCAAAGAGTTCAGAACCAGTCAAATCTTCGTAATCATAATCATCAAAGATGTTTTCGCGGAAATACTCTGTGAGTTGCTCTTTCAGGGATTCAACCATTTGTCGGGAAGCAGATTTGTTACGACGTGCCATAATAAAGTTAAAGTAAAGGAATCAAAACAAGAATAATCAGAGAGTGCTTACAACACCTTCAGAATCAGTAAGAGACACATAACCGTCATCTTCAGAATCCACAGGTTCAGTATGATTCTCAAGAACAGCGGAGTCATAATTATCCAGTGCTTCGATAATATCAGCACCAGTTTCTGCATTAGTCAGATTCACAATCAGTTGAGCACCAGCAGGGTTGGTATCAACGATTTCAGCAGCAAGAGCAATCAGTTTGTCAGACATATACAAATAGTAATGGACTATTTGGGAATTATTATTCCCAATGGAGTGTAAGGAAATCGAATCCTTATTGCTGGAATGCAAATCCAGAGTAATAACCGTTATACGAACACCCCAGAACAGTTTATATTTAGAGACCGAACTGTAGCGGTCTCTAAGTCAAGCAGATAGGGAGTATTCTAGTTCCTCATCTTGAACTTCATAGTCCCCAATAAATTCTACATAATCTTCAAGGTCAATACCAAGATATTTAAGAGCAAAGTCTTCATAATCATCTATTGGGTTTTGATTTTTGAACACCATTGGAACCTCCTTGACTTGATGAATACATCATAGCACGATGACCGTGCCTTGTAAAGTGTTATGTGCCACTAGAAGAAGTGGCACAGTGATATTAGTTATACACTCACCATTGCCCTCTTTGAACAAGAATTTTGCGAATTTCGGTGTAAATAAACTGTTTCAGTTTAGAATCATCAGTTGCATCAAATGCTTTGTATAGACGATTCAAATAATCATCTTGTTTAATGCATTTAACTACTTTAACATTGGTATTGCCAAGTTCTTTAAGAGAAGAACCTGCCTTTCTTCGTGGTTGTGAAATGTTACCCGAAGTCCTGAACTTTGGTTTTATTTTTGATAGATTGGAAGTCGCAAAATCAACAGTCATTGAACTCACTTGAAAGAAACATTGACGCTAACTACTTTTGCAGTAGGATTTTTTACTTGAGCAGTTTCCCGTGCATCTTTTGGAGAATTAGCATAAACTTCATCCTTAAAGACCTTACCACCAACGTAAAGTTCAACCAAATACTTCATAAAGGTGGGTTTGTTTTGTATGAGGTTATTGAAAACGGGAAGCAAACTTAATTGCGTCTTGTTCTTTCTTGTATTCTTTGAATACTATATTTTGCCAATAAGAATCACCTCTCAAGGTGTTTTCTTTGAATTCATCAACCTGAACAATAAAAGTTCCGTCTGAACTGTTTCTAATTCGAACTTTAATGTCACCAATTTTTGGGAGTTCCATCGGTTTGGTTGCTTATGAGAGTATCATACCAGGAAACCGGGGGTGGGTCAAGTGCCCGTGTGCCAGTCCGTCAAGTGTCCGCTTTAGCGCGACCCTTTGAGACCAATCCATTCGCATAAAAGTATTTTACCCTTTCGCGTCTTGCTTGAAGAAGCATTTCATACTCTTCTTTCTGTGCTTCGGTCATACTAAAATTTTGTCGTCTCCAAGTTTGTTGAAGTTCTTGAAGATGCGGGAGAACATTAACAGTATCAGTCATTGATTTCAGAAGTTTCAGTGTTTGCTTGAGTCTTTACACGAACATTGTAAGGGCTATTGAAGAACCTGCGGAAAGCAGTGCTAACAATAATAAACGCTGAAATAACACCAACAAAACCAAGGATGGTTGTAGCATCACCAGTAAAATTGTACGTGTCGGGAGTCATAAATTAAAAATGAAAATTGAAATAAAACTAAAAATCAGTACTCGTAATTACTTTTTAGAAAGGAGTTGAAAACCCTATCTTCATCATCCTCTTCAAAGAAATTATCAAAAGATGCTTCTGTAAAATCAAATCCAGAGATTTCTTCAATCTGAAAATCATCGAAGTCGTCCATTTGACCTTTTCCAATCGAACTTAAGTATCCTACACCAGATTGGGCGGCGAGGCAAGGGGGTTGTGCCGGTTCCTCAACCGTCCATCAGTTCTCTTTTAAGTTCTTGTTTAAGTTGTTCTCTCTCTTGTCTTTTTCTCATTTGAGATTGACGTGCTTGTGCTTGTGCCTTTGCTCTTTCTTTGAAACGCTGCATCTGGTCTAATTGTCTTTGGCGCAGTTGTTTTTTTCTTTGCTCCAGTCTATTTACATCTTCATTAAATTGAGTAAAGGTCTTCATTGCTAAACACTTTTTGATTATTTATTTTGTAAAAGTGCTTTGCATAAAAAAAAGACCCCCGTAGGGGTCAAATATAAAGTTTTGGAAGTGCCTTCAATCTTTAAGAATACTCTCCACCCACTCTTCACTCATATTTGATGCAATGACTTCTGCACTTTTAAGATTATTTGTATATCCCTTATTTACAAGATGATAGAGGATGAAATCAAACTCTTCTTTATTGAGTGCTGCTGCTCTTTTTGCTGCTTTATTTCCTCTACCTTGTTCGGGAGCACTTCCTGCAGTATGTGTAGCACCATACTTACTATAACCAGCTTTCAAATAACGATTATGTGCTTCTCTTGATTTATCTGCAACTTTTTTGGTATATATGGAACCACCATATCTCTCTTCATCTCTTTCTGCTCTTGCACGACTACGATTGAGAATTTGTCTCTTTGCAGAAGTATCAGATTTTTCTGGTCCAACATTATATTTCTGACGTAGAACTTCACCTCTACTCATTGGTTTTGGTGCTTCTGCTGCTTTCTTTTTTCTACCAAGAAATCTCTTCAATGAAGAACGAATACCTTCATCAATAGTATGAACTTCTTGATATGATTGAGTGTCTCTAGAATCCATTTGTTTTTTAAGCACTATGAGAATATTTATATTTACTCATATTCAAATTGTTTATTCATATACCTTGGATATTCAATACTACACTTAATATCTTTAGTTTCTGCTGGGATTATATGAGTTTTTACTGCATTAAAAATAATAAAGATGTTAGTGATGAAAATAGAAAGAAACATAAGAGTGCGTATAATTGCTACTTTATCCGCCTCTTTATCGCATTCACTTGCCTTTTCTCCTAAAGAAAGTGCCCAGAGTTTCCAGAGATTACTCCTCTTCATAGATTGATTTGCGAGACTTAACGTAGTTTAATTCACTCCATTGATTCTTATAACAAATTACAAGTAATCTATTATTTGCGTGAAATGGAGCATCTAAAAGATTTATATTATCTTTAGGTTTAACTTTAGTCTCAATAGTTAGATATTCGGAATCTTTATAATAAACCCATCCTTTGATATGGGGTTTCCAAATCACAAAATCATTAACTTTAGGTTCATACTTGAGGGTCATACTTCATATTCCTTTTCAACACACAAAAGAGAAATTAGTGTTTTGAGTTTGGCAATTTCTTCTTCTTGGTCTTTGATTTTATCTTGAAGGCGACTGATTTGTGCTTGATATTGATTTTTCAAATCAAACAGCATTTTGTTTGTATGTGCAACGTGATGAGTCATAATCAGGTCGTAAAACTTTCAATAACAGTGGATTCTACATCTTCGGCAAGAGCATAAGTTCTTGAATTAACTACTTTTTCCCGAAGATTTACATAAAACTCTTCATTGAATCCGTCATCATAATCTTTAATCAAATCAAAACATTCATCATCATCTTCTGCAATCACGTTCCAAACTCCACCATATTCTGAACGTGGAAAAGTTACGAAGTGATCTACGATATAAAGAAATTTTTGTGCCATTAACCTCGTTTGCTTAACAAAAATAGTATAAAGTGTATCTGATAAAAAGTCAATTGATTTTATCGGATGGTGGTTTCTGAAGATTCTCTATCGTTTGATTGTGATAGTGTGAATCATAAAGTTTCTCATCACGTTGGATGAGAAAGACATTCCATCCAATCATAGCAAGAAAACCTAATGCAAATACTGTGAGATACTTACGTTTCATTTAAGTCCAAAGGTAGTTTTGCTTGACTCTTACCCTTTTTATGGTCAGCAATAAATTTTCTTGCAGAATCTTCAGTTCTACAAACTTTAAGTTGCTGACCTTTATGAAGAATCATCAACTGTTTTCCAAAGGGGATTGCTGCATAATCCCCTTTACCAATTATAAATCCCTCCATCAAATTGCAATCAAAGTACCATCTTTGCGGGATGATGCAATGAACTTTCCAAGACTTTCTTTTGCACTCACCACTTCATTTACTTTAGTCTCAAATTCACTCACATCATCACACTCAAAAACATAAAAGTTGTCGGGTTTGTAAGTGAAAGCAATTCCAACCTCATTATTCTCATCATCCAGAGAAATTTTAGAAACTGCGCTGGAATCAGCAAACTCAAGAAGTTTAGTCATCACAACTCTTTTGATTACTACGTCATCATAGCACAAAAAAAGACCCCTTGTGGGGTCGGGTGGTCAGTTCCAGAAGTGTCCTCAAGCATTAAGAATAAAATTATACCAAGTTTCACTCATACCTTCAATAATCTTATCTGCAGATTCTTTATCCTCTGCATAACCTTCTGAGATTAAATGCTCTACAACACTCTCGTAGGTCTTATAAGTTTCCTGCAATTCTCTTGGTGTCGGTTTCATCTTTGTCCTCCTCCAGTTGAACGTGCTCGTTGTGCTCTCTTCAATGCAACCTTTTGTGCTGGTGATGGACCAGCACTAAATGGTCTAGTTCTTTCGCCTTCTGGGGTTTTTTCCATTTTTTGCTTTTCTAGTTTTCCAACACCTCTCAATCTACCAGGTGCTGCTGCTCCAGAACCCCCACCACCTTGTGCGTGTCTAGCAGCACCAGGCATACGAGTAGCATATGGTTGTGTTTCTTTATCAATCATCCCTTGCTTCATTCTACCAGTTGCTGCTCTGGGTGTTAATGATTTTCTTGTTGATTTCTTAACTTCTAGTCCGCCTTCAGGTTTTTTCACAACTCTACCTGAAGTTGTGGTTACGTGGAGAGGAGTTTTCGTTTCTCCTTTAACTTTATCTTCCTTACGCATCTCAACGAGATATGCTTCTTCCAGAAACTTTTTGAAAGTTTTCATTTACTTACAGGATTTTCTTTTATTTATTTATTCCCTTTTCTTTTCTCAATCTTCACCTCTTCTAGTTTTTCTTCTTGCTTTATTCACAAGAGTAGTAAAAGCCCTCATAGGAGTAATGACATTGCCAATATCTTCTAGTTTTTTGCGATTACCTCTTTCAAATGCGTGAAACTTGCCGTGATGAAATCCTGGTTGTTGTGGTTTAAACTTTGAGACTGGACCTTTGTTTGCAACAACTAGGTTTTTGGGGTCATTGCCGTGATACTTCTTCTCTTGTGATTGCTTTTTCTTATGTCTCAACACATCACCAGGAGACATATCCTTCATTTCTTTTCCAGAAGTTTCTAGTTCAGTTGCGTGATGAAGTTCTGCTCCACGTTCTCTTGCTAATCTACGTTTACGTTCAACTTTTGCTTTTTCTCTTGGTGTTAGTTGCCCTGTTGCTTGTTTAATTCTTTTTTCTCTTCTTTCCTTCTCATTTTCTCTCGCTTGAACTGAAGCAAGTCCATACTTGGGTGCTTCTTTAGTTCCTCTATTTTTAATGAAGGTTCCATCTGGGAGTTTTCCTCCGTGATGCTTCATTAACTCATCTTTAGATGAGAAATGTCTTCCTTCACGAATTATTGTTGATTCTTCTACAAATTCTTTAAAAGTCTTTCTCTTACGATTACGTGCTGGTTCTGATACTCTTGCACTATCTAAATTTCTATTTGCTTCCTTTCTCTTTCTCATCAGTTCTCCCATTAGAGGAAGACTTGGTGCTGCTTCTTTACCAGACTTAATTAATGATTGTGGTGATTGTGCTGCATTTGCTGCGAATGATAGTGCTAAAACAGCATTTGCAGCAGCATCTCTTTTTCTTCCTTCAGAAAGCATTTTTTAATACAAAAACCCTCTGATTATTTATTATCAATAACAAGTAGCATTTGCTGCTCCAGTTCCAAGAACAGCACCTAGAGGAATAGACCAACTCCAAGAACTCTTCTTAGATACTGCAGCAGCAATTCCTCCACCTAAAAGACCACCTAAAGTTGTTCTTGCAGGAGAACAATAACCTCTTCGATAGTTTGAAACTGGTTGAGAAACTCCTACATTAGGACGATAATATGTTCCCGTTCCACACTGAACATTATATCGTTGAGTATTTACGTTTCCTTGAATATAATTCCCATATTGGTCATAATAACCAGGAACATAGTTCTCCTGATAATTTGTACAAACCGAATAAATGTTGGTTTGTTGAGAAAATACTGGAAGAGGAATTGAAATTAGACTGATGAGTAAAATTGATTTAATGTTCATGACGATTTAAGTATGGCTTCCAACATAAGACAATGACCTAACGAACAATTCGGTAAATCTTTCTTGTTTCTCTGGATGAACTGATGCAAGATTGTCGTTTATTGCTTTACGAAGAGCATTAAGTTCTTCATATTCATCATCAGTAAGTTTTTGATATTTTCTTGCAGAATAGGTCATAACCTTGCTCCCGTGTTTATGTTCAAATCCTAACACTATTTAAGAAAGATGGTAGGTTTCTTAATATTCTCTTTGGGATTGAGCAACACTTCTTAACTAAAGAAAGAACCAAAAGAACCACTACTTCCGGGTTTGCGATTCTCTATCATATCCATAAGTTCTTCAATTTTCTTACATTGTTCCATATCAAGAAGAAGTTGTGATAGTTGCTTTACCACCAAAGGTTTTTCTGATGTAGATGCAACCCGAATAGCAGCACGAAGATGACTCTCCGCTTCCAGAATATGGTCTAATGTTTGCTTACTTAACATTTTTTACTTTCCTCAATTCAAAACTACCATCACCACGGTCAATCCAGGTGACAAAATCATTTTCACCAATACCCGATGCTTCCATCAAGTCATCAGGAAACTGAATATAATACTCTCCACTTACCCCATCTACCTCAACAGGCAGTTGCCACTTTACAACTTTATCTTTCTTTTCCGCAGCATCGCACATTGCGTTCAACACTTCTTCAGGGTATTGGGAATGTTCTTCGGGATAATAATTTTCTTCCCAGAAATCGTTCCACGCTTTTTGATACTTGGGAGACTTATCATCTTTATCGCATACAAGATTTTCTTTTTTCTCAACATACTCATCGTATGCTGGAATATGCCCCTTTCCATTACCATTCAGAAGAGCAAGAAGTTCATAGCATCGTTCTGTGTGATTTTTGTAGCAGTGGTAATTATCTGCTACTGCGTCCCTAATCACATCATAAATTTCTTGTGGTGATGCTTCACTGCTATTGATTGCGTCCTCAATCCACTTCTCAAGATTTGAGAGAGAATACTTTTTGTAGTCCATAATCAAAACCAAGAGCCTTTAAGTGATTTGTGAGATTGTTTCATTGCCTTATAAAGTTTTTTAATTTCTAAATAGGCATCTTCAGCAGTCATCTTACCACCGATTGCCATATTTGTCAAGTAAGAGACGTGATGAGAAAAGTTATTAATATTATTGACTAATGCAATGTCCAAAAAACTTACATCAGCATCTGGATTGATTGATGGAGTTGGACACAAAAACTCTTCTTTAGATTGTCTTTTTGGAGTTGTCATTTTGTAAATTTTTCAATAGTAATAATGTCTATTCGGGCATCAACTGCATGAATTTGATTTGATAATTCATAAAGACAGTTTGATGTTTCAATATTTTCTTCTTCAAGTTTAGAAATGCGTTTTTCCATTTCTACAATTTTAGCATATAAATCAGTATCTTCACTGTTGTGTTTTTGTGAAGGTGCAATAAACCACTTGATAAACTTGCGAATCATTATATCAATCCAACAGATTTTAAGTACCTACGATATGCTAAAAATCTTCCTAGAGAAGGTTCTCCGGGAAGATTAAGTTGATGATGAATCTCACAATAACAAATCCAATCGTGCCAGGGAGTAGATTCATCAAGAACGTGATAGTTCATACTTCTGTAGATTTAAGTTCAACTTTAGATTCATTTTGTGCGTGCAGTGCTTTCACCGCTTCAACAACTTCAGGAGTCTCATCCCAAGACCAACTATTGCCGTTTTTATCAATAAAAGTTCTAATAGTCATAGTTTGTAATTGTCCTTTGTAGAGTAAGATTTTATATTAGCATCATTCCAACCTTCTTGCAACATTTTCAAATACCAACGAGTGCTACGAACAGACTCGTCTTCAGTCAGTGAGGTGATAATACCTTTACCGTCAGGATAATGAGATTGCCAAGTACCCCAACGTTTTTGTTCAACATAAAAGGCATTATCATCATACCATTTCTTTTCAATAAAGTCAAGATTCATTTCTTTTGTTTTGAATTGCGAGTAAGGTGTGAAGTGGAATCCAACTTTCTGGTTCGTTTTGAAACTGTACCAGAACTTCCGTCACTTTTTGGTTTAGGTTTTTGCTCCACGTCTCTCTTGTGTTTTTTACTAGGCTTAACGGGTTCTCCATCGCGGTAATCAATTTTAATGTCTTTCTTATCTAGTTTATATCTTTCTAGGTATTTGTCAAGGTGTTCTTGACACTCAAACCAACAGACCGTAATGTTTTTCTTTTCACCAAACTCAAGTCTAAATCCAAACTTTTCATATGGAAAGATTTCAGCGTTGTCCTGTGATGTTTTCATAATCAATAAGTTTTCCTAGTTTGAAGTGCAATTTTAGTCGCGGATAATATTCCCACTGCCCATTCCAAGTCGCAGGATAAACCTCAACATAATCAGTTACATAATATGGTTCCACTTTACCGTGTTTTCCTGTTGGAATCCATTCAAAGTTTAGGAATAACCTTTTAGGGTCATAACGTTCATCATCTTCCTCAATGGTTTCAAAGGTATGAGTTTCTTTATGAGTTATTTCATACAAGCATCCATCAGGAGAAATCCAATAACGACACATTGCACAAGCAAGACCTTTGGTTTGCATATCTACATTTGTAAAATGCTCTCCCAAGTCATAGGAAGAACGAATTTCATCATAAAGTCCCATTTTACATTTTCCTCATAAGTAATGTGGTTTTTCTGTATCAAACTGGTAGAACTTAACGTCTTTCATATCTAGACACATACGTACAGTTTCGTGCTCTCTGTATTCTCTATCTGTTCCTTTATATATGGTTCTTCTTTGATAAGCACACTTCCAGATGTCATAGAAGATTTTAGATTTTTCATTCATCATTCCAGGGTGGTTTTTTATACATAATTTCTTTTAATCTTTCCACTACTTTTGGGTCTGGTGGTTCGTTAATTCTTCTTACTAATTCATCATATGCTTCTTTAGAAACATAAACCTTTTGTGGTTTCATACCAAGATGTTTGAGGCATTTTCTTTCGTATTGCCAATCCTTGTACTTATACCATAAAGACAATAGAATATTTCTCATTTCTTCTTCCAAGAATACTCATACATATGCATCCATCCATCATTCAACTCCGCCCACATCGCATAAGGAAGTTTATAAGAATACTTCATATCTCTCATCCAATAAGACCACGCCTCCCAAGCATTTGCTATATTTTGAAATCCCCAGATAAAGTGTCTCCACTTCTCATTATCATACACCCAATCGTTGTTAGTATCAAAAATATTAAACTTAAAATGAGGTTCAAAGACACCATCATAACAGTAACTATTATACTGCTTACGAGTCCAGTTCTTGTATCGGTCAAGAAGATTCATAAGATGGTTGAATTCATAAAAGTATTATAGCAGGTTTTTGAGGATTATGGTGGGGTCTTGTGCCAGTTTAAGAAGTGGTTAGATGCCGAACCTTGAGCGATTTGCGTTGAAGTTTTGTTGGATTTCTGCTGCTGTGAGTGCTCTGTTGTAGATTTGTACTTGTGCTATTCTTGTATTTGTGGGAACAAAATAAGCAATATTTGATGTACATCCTACATAAAAT